TTCGTCTCCTCTGTATATTATACAGTATTAATGTTTTGCAGTCAAGGTTATAATGCGATTGCCATAGCCACTGCGAAGCCAGCCGTTGCACCTGCAGATGGTAAGTTAGTTAACTGTGACCCATCTACTCCCGGCAATCTAGCAGAACCATCTAAGACAATCGCATTGCCAGCAGATGTTCCAGTGTTTAAAACTGCTGCTGTTCCTAGTCCAAGTGATGTACGTGCTGTACCTGCAGTCTCTAGTACAAAGTTAGAACCATCACCTACGATAAAGCCGCCATCTGTTACTGCTAGTCCAGCTACGTCCTGTAACTGCGCATCAAGTCTTGCATTAGCAATTGTGCCTGTAAGCTGCGTAGCTACGATAGACTTGTTAGTAAGTGTCTGTGTAGCTGTAGTACCTACAATCTCCTGACTGCTACCCGCAGGTAATGTAAGTGTATTAGTTACACCAGCAGAGTGTGGCTGTGGCTGCACTGTCTGTGCATGAGCATTACTGCTTTCACAGTAAAACTTAACCTGTGAACGTGTACCTGTGCCTGTACGAATGTCTACAAGACCATCAGATATTGTAACACCGCCGCTAGAGCCATCACCGTCAAGGTTAACTTTACCTGAACCGTTAGGTAGTATGTCAATATCTCTATTGGAACTAGAAACAATGTCTCTTGCTAAAACATCTAAGTCACCACCTAATTCTGGTGAGGTATCATCTACGACTGCACTAATACCGCTTGATGCTGCGACAATGGCAGATACTGCAACTTTACGTAAAGCAGTGGCTGAGTTATCATACATCAACAGTAAGTCGTTAGAAGCATCTACAGTTGATTCTGCGGTCTGACCCGTAATTACAGTGGAGTCTACAGCAATATCATCAGCATTAGCAGTAATACCTGAACCGCCTACAACATTAAGTGTAACATCACCTGATGTACCACCGCCTGTCATACCTGCACCAGCAACTACAGAAGTAATGTCACCTACAGGTATAGCAGCTACAGAAGCATCTACGTAGGCTTTGATTGATTGTTGGGTAGCAAGATGAGTGGCACTGTCAGATGACATATCATCTTCATCTTTTATAGAAGTTCCACTTATTGTACTATTTAGTACGGCACTTGTCAAGGTTTTATTTGTTAATGTTTTTGTACTTTGTGCTAGATAGGTATCAAAGGTGTCTACTGATGTCTGGCGCATTGTGCCATTGTCATTAGTTAAGATACCATCACCACCAGCTACGGCTGTTGTACCTACAGTAGAACCACCGTCTGTCAGATTAAGTTCTGCTGTTGTAGCTGTAACACCGTCAAGGATGTTTAACTCAGCAGTGGTAGAGGTTACACCATCTAATATATTTAGTTCTGCTGCTGTTGATGTAACGCCATCTAATATGTTAAGTTCTGCAGTGGTGGCTGTAACACCATCCATGATGTTCAACTCTGCTGCAGTAGCTGAGATAGCTGTACCGTTAAGGTCAATTGCATCTACATATGCAACACCATCTATGTACAGGTCTTTCCATTCTGCAGAGGAACTACCAATGTCACGTGTATTGTCAGCATCAGGTATTAGGTCAGCACCAAGAGTACCAGATACAATTACGTTACCTGATAGCGTCATAGTACCAGCTATGTTAGCTGCACCAGCTAGATGTAATTCTTTAAACTTTAAGCTACTAGACCCAATGTCTACATCATTAGTTGTTACAGGAAGTATTGCCCCGTCTTGAAAACGTAGTTGTTCTACAGTAGAACCTGCACCACCCGCATCTACAAAAACACCTATGCGATTATTTGTATCATCTACAACGACTTTATTAAGTGGTGTAGCAACTCCGGGGTCTCCAATCAATCCTATGACTGGACCCTCTGCTGCTGTACCATCGTGCTTGTGACCTGTTGTATTTACAAATGCTGAAAGTATTTGGTTAAATTCATTGTTACTGTCGGCAGCATTGATAATATCACCATCTGCAAAACTGGACTGTCTGGTATAACCTGCCATTAATTATCTCCTTGCGTCTGCCGCAAACTCTAGTTGAAATCCCTTTAGGGCGTATGGTGCTGATGTGCCTCTATCGTTAACCCGTAGTGCTACAGCAAATCCACTACCCTCAATTGGTTGTCTAATGAGTGGGTTAGACTGTCCACCGTATGTTGCAGTACCATAAACTGAACTTCCATACACCGCAACTACTGTAGAACTGTCAAAGGGATACGCTGCTGGTCTAGCCACATTAGGTGCTTCGTAGTCATAACGTACAAACAAGTCTGCGTTCACTGCTGCTTCAGGTGCGTAGTTAATAATTACACGCTGAAATGACTTACGTAAACCTGCATCGCCCATAGTCAAATCAGGAGAACGATACTTACCAGTTACACTATTACCGTCAAAGTTATTCCCTTTTTCCTGCCTATACACATAGCCATCAAAGTCACCATGTAAAACTATACTCTCACCTGATGCTACTACACTATCTGTGCAGTTAGGTCTTATACCCTTTAAATCTGCAAACTCGTAGCTATCACCTTTACGTACACACATAATCCCTGTAGTGGTAGCACGAGGAGTTTCTGCATTAGAAAAGAATATTCTGTACTGCGTTTTGTCTGGTATAACTACGCTTTCAAATTCATCTACGTCTGACAATCCCTCAAAGCGTTCCTGTACTGCCCTACTAATTGTACCAAGTTCTACGTCACCAATCTTAGCTGTACCAGCAACGGTACGTAATCCATCTGGACCTAAGAATACAATGTCACCTGCAAATTCTTGAATAGTAGAACCGTTGAGACATCCAATCTCTCTGGTTATAGGTTGTATAGCAAAGTCAGCTAATGCACTACCTGTTAGTTTGAATATACGTTCTTCACAAAATATAATTAAAGCATCACGAAAAGGGAATAATCCAGTAATAGGACTATCTACGTTTATTATACCCGCACCTTGTCCTGATTGAAAATCATTGTCTGTAAACGGTGCAGTAAATACTAGCGACTGCGTGGCTGCTGACATACCAGCAAAGAACATATGGTTCTTATAACCAGTTACAAACTTAGGGTCTGCAGGTGCGCCAGAAGCAGTAATATCAGTTACAGTGTTACTAGCGGTTTTATAGTTAGATGCGGCGTTAGCACCGTCTGCCCATATAATATAATCTACACCCGCAAGATTATATCTAAAGAAAGAATACCTACCTGCGCCTGTTCGTCCTGAATCTATTTCTGTCCAGAACTGTGTAACTACTGCGGCACTATTGTGTGACGCTGCAGATGTACTGTTGGCTCCTCGTGAACAACCTGTAAATGTTGTACTTGTTTTACCTGTATAGGTAATCTGTTCTGTGCCAATTATTAAAGTACCTTGTGTACTAAAATTAGTTGTTGATACTACAGGAATAGTGGTAACTGAGTTATTAATACCTGCACTTAGTGTAGTGCTACCATTACTGCCTTTGTATACTTTACGTCCACGTGCTGCTATGACATTGCCATCAAAGTGTGCAGACATTAATACTGGCTCACTGTCACTCTGGTCTTGCGGAACTTGATTAGCATTCCACTTTTCATAACCAGAGATACGTCTGTACCCACCAGTAGTAGCAGGTTCAAAGTTTTCTAGTTCTAGTGCCATCCCCGGCTGCATAGCAAAGGTTGATTGGTCAAGAACCAGCCCACCCTGACACGCAAATACAAACGGATTGAGGCCAGATTCATCAGCCATTATTTAAAATCCTGCGTTAATGCCATATCCTTGTGAGTAAGGGATATAGGTAGACCGTACATAGTCTGCTCTGTTTAGAAGCAGCGTTTGCATTTGTTTAATCCCATCTTCAAAACGGGCAAAGTTAATACCATACTGCTGTGCTTCACCCCTATACTGATAGGCATAAGCAGTAGCACCGTCAACTATAACTTGTCTAAACTGTTCTGGAATAAGTGGTACATCCGTAGCTGCTGCTAGTGCAGTAGGTTTAATAAAGTATTCGTACTTTAGTTCATATGCTTTATCTGGATATGGAAACAATCCATAATTATTATCAGGTGTTCTGAATACAAATTTAGGAACACTACCTACATTAGTGGTAGTTTCTTGATTAATATATTTTTGTGTATATTCTTTGTAGTCAATAATGCGTAGAGTATTACCAGCAGCACCTAGTGTGCTATCACGGCTAATACGAAAAGTATCATAATCAATTGATTGAGTATTTGTAGGAGCAGTATATCTAGTTTGTGCGGCAACTAAAGTTTCTGTTTGCGTTACATGTGTAAAAGGCCAACCAAATTCTCTTTGATTGACATAGTTAATGGCATCGTTTACTGCGTTCTTACATTGAATTTGAAATCCTCTGGCTGTTGTAAAGTTAGCAGCAGTCAAGACAACTTCATTCATACGAGCAATTACTTCGTTAGTGATGTCTAAATAATCATATGCCATTACAAATCCTTAAATGAACAGAGATATAAAGGGGCAAGTTGCCCTGCCCCCTTACGTTAGTCTTTAAGCAACGTCACGTGCTACTTCTTGAGCAGTCAAGTCACCTTCGTCAGTGCAATCCATGAGGACAGCCCAGACGCGGAACAGACCTGAACTAACTGCGCCACCTGAAAGAGTAGCGATAGTCACGTCAATGTTATCAGCAGCAACAGCCATTACTGGCTGGTAAGCTGCAGGGTTTTGCGACAGTACGCCAGCGGCTGACGTAGCATCAAAACCATCGACAAATACATCAGCGTCTACCATACCAACGTCTACAGTAAATGTAGAACCGTCAGAAGCAGTATCAACTTCAATACCTGCGTTTAGTACCATTACACCTTTAGGAACAGCGATGACAGGAACGACATCAGATGCTGCAAGTGCAGAACCCTTGTCTGACAAAGCTGTTGCCCAGTTCAAAGTAGTCTGAACCATGTAAGGATTGCGACCACGCTGTGAATTACCACGTGCGGCTTGGAGAGTGTTATCACCTAGTGCCATTTTTCAATCCCCCTTATACTAAGCAGTACTTGGCATTGATAAGAGCCTCTGGACGGAGAATCTTTCTGCCATACAAATGCATACCACGGACGATATCTGCAAAGCTGTCCGGGTCGCGGTAGGTCTCAGTCTTGTTGATTTGGTCAGCAGTAGCAACCGCTGAAGAATGACCGCCAACAATAATACCAAAGTTAGTGGCTTGAGTAGTAGACGCTGAAGGTCCAGTACCGCCCTGTGGTAGATTGTTAGAAACATGAACTTTAAAGCCATGCAGGTTATTCAAAATCAAACCATTCTGAAGTCCAGAACCACCGAAGTCGGAATCAAACAAACGTGAGTCTTCATCCTTTAGTAGTTCAACAAACACTGGGTCAACAACCAACCAACGTCCTTGTGTCTCCACGTTCTGCAGGTCAAGTTGACGAGCCATACGTGCAATCACAGTAAGTGGGTTAGCAGTAGCAGCGGCTGTTGGAACAGCTTCTGAAGCGCGAGGCTTTAGAATGATTGTGTTACCAGCACCACCACCGTTGAAGTCAGATGCATCTAGTTTCATTGAAGAAAGAAGTTCATCTGTACCAGCAGTAGAAACTGCTTTAGTGCCATTGACAGTAGTGTTTACTGTATCTGCACGACCACTGATTGCAGACTGCTTATAGCCTGACAGGTAGCCAAGAACATCTTGGTCAAACTGGTCAGCTAGGCGGTATGCTGCACGGTTGCTTGAGAGAGACTCAAAGTTAACGTGCGAATGTGCTTCCTCAATGTCGTCAACTTTAAAAGCAAAGTAGTTAGCTTTGTCAACGGTGAGGGTGAAATCCTCATCATCAAGGTCTTGCGGGGTAATTGTTGTACCACGCTCGTATGCTTTGACAGTAATCTCAGGTTCTTTAATGATTTTAACTGAATCACCAAAGTTTGCGATTTCTCCAAAGTAGTCATTATTCGTAATTGCATCACAAACAGCGGCCTTGCGGAATGCAAGCTGCACCTGTTTGGAGTAAATTACAGGGCTAAAATTGCCATTCGGCAAGTTGTTATAACCCGGCGCTCTTGGAAAAGCCATAATCCATCTCCTATTGTTTTGGATTGTTACAGATGCAAACAATACAATTCTTGGCAGAGGCTGTCTAACGTAGGGTGTACCTTATATAAAAGTTGCAACTAATATACTTAGTAGGCCATGTTAATCAGGTAATCTTAAAGATTTTTGTAGTTTGCGGATTGGTATAGTAAGCAAGTAGCTAACCTGCTTACCTTACACATGACTATAGTTATACTTAAAAATAACTGTTTGTCAACTCTTTTTTATCTAGCAGAACCAGATAAATCATAGATGAACTTACCGCTACGAATAGCTTCCATAATTTCATCTGCATGTTTTTCGTACTCATGGGCAGACATCTTTTCTACCTGAGATTCACGTAAGTATGTAGAGGATTCATCTTCCTGTGGTTTATTACGTGTATTCTTAGCTGTGACAGACTTAGCTGCATCTTTACCAGACTTAGACTTCTTAGCTTCAGCAATGCCCATGTCAGCTTTGTACAAATCAATTGCACGTGCAGCAGACCTAGCGTCATTGTCATTGTCATACAATGCATCTTGCACCCACTTAGGCTGTTCTTCTGCCCAATTGTGAAAGTCATCACTGTCTCTAATATCATCAAAGTCAGGATGCATCTGCATCAATGCTGCTTCAGCCTTCTCTTTAGTAGCAGAAGTTTGCATCTCATCAATTACCTTCATGCGTTCTTCTAGTGCAGTAGATTGCTCTGCTGCCTTCTTCATGGCAATTGTTTCTACAATAGCTGCTACATCAGGGTAGTCTGCTGCCCACTGCTCAATGTCTTCGTCAGACTTAGGCAGTTTCATTTCTTTCTTAGTGGCCTTTTCTAGCTGACTTTTCATTGCCGCTAGTTCAGCCTTAAACTCTTCAGCTTGTTTTTGCTGATGTCGGCGTAGGTCAGAGTAACGCTTCTTAAATGTTTTTTCTTCTGCGCTAGTGGGTTCAGCTTCTTCTGCCTCTACCTCTTCTGCTTCACCTGCGTGTTCTTTCTTGAGTTGTTCTAGTTCTTCTTCGTCACGTTTAGTGCGTTCTTCTTGAGTGTATGGTTTATTTACAAATGCCACTTTAGGCGTAGTCTTCATGTCTTCTGCTAATAGTGTCTCGTTCATTGTCTATTCCTTTGTTGGGGCCGCTGTAGCCACACTGTCGGGTGTGGGGAGTGAGTAGCCAACTAATTGTAAGATTTAAGTAAGCCTCTTACGCAGCTTTCTTTAATGCATTTTTATATTGTCCATGCACTGTGTAAACTTTACCTTCTGTATACACATCATAGCGGTCTTCTGCTGTACCAATGTAAACTGTTGGTGTTACTTGCTCTACATACTCAAGTGATGTTACTTCTACGTTATTAATATAATCACCTAGCACTAAGTCCTCTGTATACTTCCAAAAACCATTAGCAAGTACAGGATGGTCATTAGTAATCTTTAATTCACTATTGACTACATAGTAACCTTCACGCATATGCTTGTGTAGTACTTCTGTTACTATAGTGTTGTCTACAATATCACCGACTTGTACGTTAGTTACAAAGTCTACTGCACCGTTACGTTTTACTTTCATGTCTTCAGTTAGACAGATAACACCCATATCACCGCCGCCGCCTTGACCACCATCTGAACCATAACCACCACCATCGTTACCTACGCTACCTTGACCTTCATCCATGCCAAACCCAACATCAGCAGGTGCTGATGGTGCGGATGGTGTATCTTGAGATATACCACCTGAGTAGTCCTGTCTTCCTGTAGAGGATTGTCTTCCAGTAGGACCAAACCCACCATCAGGAGTACCTGCTATTCCTGCTTCTGCACCCGGACCCGTAGCTGCGCCTTCTCCATTAGGATTAGCACCACGTTCTGTAGCATAGGCTGCATATTTGCCTTTTTGTTTGTCTGTCATTATGGCAACTTCTGCTTTTGATTTAAATCCACCATAATATCCAGATTTAACACCTGCTTTCATGGCATCTATAAACGAATCCATATCTTTAAATCCGGGGTCTACTCCAGTAGTACTGCCTCGAAAATTAACTGTTTGTCCATATGCGTTTACGGGAGTTCCCGTAATAGGACTAATATCTCCTATATTATACCCTATAACTCCCGTTATTTCAGCCCCAATAGCATTTTGTACGGATGCTCTTGCAACAGCTTGTCCTTTGCTCATAGCACCAATACCAGTGGCTTGCATTTCCATTGGAGACATTTTTCCTGAAACATAATCATTCAACTGGTCTGTAGAAAATGCTCCAAAACCTGCGGGTGCTGCTTGACCAAACGCTTCTGAACTAGGCCCAATACCTGATGCAGAGGCAAGTGCGCCTAAAGGATTTCCCATAAGCATACTACCAACTATACCTAGATTAATAGGCCCAGTTCCATAAACACCCAATGCGTCCTGTACACCTGCAATATTATTTGAAAAATCTGTAACAGATGGTCCTATTACATTTCCTTTTGAATCATACGAAACCATACCCTGCGCATTTAAACTGCCCAGAGTAGTGCCGCCATAAGGTTGCGCTTCTGCTGGTGCGCCACTAAAGTAGCCTGTTATACCACTTAAAGCCGATTGTACACCTGCAAGTCCTGTCGAGCGACTTGCTGGTCCTTGAACAGAACCACTAACACCTGTACCGCCCCCCTCATCGCCGCCACCACCGTCATCTTGTTGTTGTCCTACAGTAGTAGTTGGCGTAGTAGTAGGGGCTGTAACACCTGTTGTACCTTCTGCTTCAAATCTGTAACCTTCTGGAATAGGATAAATAGGTTGTCCATTTTTAAATGGTATTTGTCTTACTTGTCCTGCATCATTTACATATCGTCTTAACTCGTCATACTCACCCGGTTTAGTTCCTACTGTCTGTAAAAAAGTAGGTAAGTTAGTTGTCTGTGTTGCTGTTGTATATTGTGTATTTTGAAGTTGTGGTCCAGTAAAACCGGGAATAGCAGGTGCTACATATGGAGTAAATCCTGTGGTGGGGCCAGCATTAGCTGTGTTAACAACACCAGTGCCTTGCATTGGAACTACCCCACCGAAGCTAAAATTTAAGTCACTCTTGTCCTCTTCCATTTCAAGGTCATCAAGTGTAAAAGGCAGATTATCTGGCATAATAGCTTCTTCACTATTGCCCATTTGACCCATGTCTTCCATACGCTGTAAGCCCATCTTAGCTTCTTGGCGCATTTCCATAAGTTTTTCTAGTCCAAAGTAACGCACTACATCTGCAGGAAAAACAAATTCACCCTCACTTAGTTGGGCAGGAATGTCATCACGAACTTCTTCTT